TCACTTAACGTCCCTCCATCACGAATGGATGGCGAAGGTGGGTTTAACTTGGGGAGATCTTCTGAGATCTTGAGAGATGAACTTAAGTTCACCAAGTTTGTTGGTCGTTTGAGAAAGAGATTCTCTAACATGTTCAATGATATGTTAAAGACTCAACTTATTCTTAAGAACATTATCACCCCTGAAGATTGGGAAGTAATGAGTGAGCATATTCAATATGACTTCCTCTATGATAATCATTTCTCTGAACTCAAGGAAGCAGAACTTTTAAATGAAAGGTTGACTCTTGCTCAAACTGCACAACCTTACATTGGCAAGTATTACTCTCAAGATTATGTTCGTCGTAAGATTTTGCGTCAAACAGATATGGAGATTATTGAGCAGGATGCACTGATTAAAAAAGAAATCAAAGATGGTGTAATTCCAGATCCTGCAACTGTAGATCCAGAAACTGGTATGCCTTTAGATAGTGCAGCAAGTATGGATCTTGGAAAACCTCAAATGGAACCTGAAGCAGATGGTTCTGCAACAGAGGCACCAGAACTTCCCAAGGGTGGGGAAATATAAATAATTTCACCGTTTACTTTAAAATTTAATGGAAGAACTTTTAGATATGATTGTAGCTGATGAATCACCTTCCC